TGATCAATGTAGAAAATGTATTTCATACGGATTTCTCCTTTCTTGAATACTCGGCTTTGGCAGAAGCCTGTATCAACAGAATAGGAGCATAAGAAAAGAAAGTCAATAGGATTCAAATTTAAGAAAGAGGTGAGAAAAGCAATGAGTGAAAAAGAAAAGAAAGAAATCGCTGAAGGTAGAAACAGCCAAACATCTGGCGACACATGATCCACAGGCATTCATGATTGCCAAAAGCAACATGGAGATTCTAAAGATCAGAGCAGACATGGACAAGCAGGAAAAAGAACCGGCATAGAGAATGCAACAAGTACAAACTGTAACACATAAACATAAACCAAGGAGATAGAAAGCAGGTGGCGAATATGAAACCAGATATGGAAAAAATCATTGAGGTGTTGATATCTCTGTTGGAGGAACAGGAAAAGGTGGAAATCACCTACACCATTGAGAAAACCGCGTAAGCGGTAGAAAGGAGGACAAGCATGAAAAGAAGAGGACCAAGAACAAAATGGCAGAGAATCATCAGAGAAACGGTGTTTGAGATCCTGATCGGCGCCGCAATCGGACTTGCATTTGATGCAATGTTATTTATCTGGTTGCTTGTAAGGTGAAGGAGGTGATAGCGATGGGACAGAGAATGTGGCAGACACCATCTGCTAAGCAGGAATGTAGGAACTGTGCGTACATGAGAGATCTGGGTGACGGTGAATGCATATGCGGGAAAGACCCATCCATAACGGTCATGGAAGAATACCAGGAATCAGAAGACTACAGATCCTGTGGATGCCCGGAATGGAGATGGGGATAGTGATACAAGTGAATAAAAAATAAGGCACATCATTATGCGGATGATGTACCTCAAGACTTCTTCGCCTGTCGAATATTAAAGTCAATATTATAATACCATCGGTGGGCGAAAAAGTCAAGAAACACGGGCATTTTCGCCCGCTTTCATCACTTGTTAAGAATATTAAAGATAGGACATACAGGTGGATGAAAAAGAGATATAAAAGACTGATATATACGTTTGAACATTCAGTGGAGATATATGAATATCTGGATGGGAAGTATGGAGCAAGAGGAGAGAAGAGAGGGAAGAAGCGGAAAGCCACACCGGAAGTGATCAGATTCCGAAACCAATGGAATAGGGAAAGGAAAGCAAGACATAAGCTGAAGACCTGGTTCCACGAGAATGACTACCTGGTATTGCTCACATACAAAAAGGATAAGCGTCCGCCTGATATGGAGACTGCAAAGAAACATCTGGCACAAGCCATGAGAAAGGTGAGAGAAAAGTATAAAAAAGCAGGAAAGAAAATGAGGTGGATGGCAAATATCGAAGTAGGTACAAAAGGAGCCTGGCACGTACACATAGTTATAAACCGGATAGCGGATGCAGACATCATCATAAAGGATGCCTGGGAGCATGGAGCAGTAACCTTCAAGCACCTGTATGAAGCGGGAGATTTCAGAGATCTGGCCGGATACATCACGAAGACACCAGAAACATGCGAACGCTATGGAGAGCACTTAAGAGAGACAAGCTATCATGCGTCCCGCAATATGCCCCTAAAGGAACCGGAAGAAGAACGCTTTGTGCAGTGGAGAGAGATCAAGGACAGGAAAGGCTACTACTTAGACAAAGATACATACTACGAAGGAACAAATAAATTCACCGGGTACAAATACCGGTATTACACCATGATTAAGTTGGATAGGAGGATTTAAAATGCTGATTTTAGACAGAGCAAGCGAAAACAAACTGGAAGAGCTGGTATTAGTATCTCGAAAACTCAATGGAGTATTGAGAGAAATCTACCCGAGAGTACATAAGATTGAACCGGATCGCGCCGCTCTGCTGTGGTGTGCAATCGATGATGAAATTGAAAAAAGACAGAAGCAGATCGACAAGATTCTTGCGACGGAGAGCGGAGCAGAACAGATTGTACTGCGGAGAGCCTGCAGAGAGCTGAAGAAAGAATATGATCAGTACAACCAGCTCATGGAAGAGGTCTATGACGAAGAACTACTTCCGGCCACTATTCCGGAACTGCTGATCAGCTCTGTACAGAGGGCAACACTGGAGATGCAGGAAATCAATAAGAATCTGCAGCATACGAAAGAGGCAATGAAACCATATGTTTAGAGTAGATATTTACATAGCCGTAAAATCCAGTTCCAACAGTAAAACACTGGGAAAATACGGATTCATATGCACGTGCGCAAAGAAGTCCGGAGAGGTTGGAAAAATCCAAGATACCGGTCAGATAAAAGGCACACGACACGAAACAGAAGTAAAGGCGATCACAGAAGCATTGAGCCGCCTGAACCAGTCCTGCGAGGTCCATATCCACTGTGAGGACACATTTGTGGTGAACATGATTGACTATCACATACATGAGTGGGCCGGAAACGACTTCCGGAAAGTTAACGGAAAGCCGATCGCCAACGCAGAAGGCTGGCAGAAGCTCTGGAAGAAGATGCAGGGGCATCTGATCCGGATGGAAAAGGGACGGCACATATGCAGTGATGAAATCAGAGAAATGATGGAGGATACATAGATGTTTGATAAATTTGGAGAATTTGACTCTGCTGAAGAGATTAATAGAGCGGCAGCAGCACAGTTAAAAGAGGGAGATCTGGACGCTATCAAGACAATAGCAGAAGAAAATGGCTTAGATCCGGAGGACGCAGAGGATTTTTGCACCGGTGCAATAGATTCTCTGACTACTCCATTACTGGCAGCGATCGGGAAATTGGAAATGGAATCGAAAGATTTAGGACTCAAAAACATGATGGAAGACTGGAAAAACTTCATGATCCAGATGTGTGAAGAAGATGACCAGATGGCGCAAGCTGTACGTAAGAAAGGAAAAAGTCTTGAAAAATGTATGGCACAGATATTAAAAGTATCGTTTGAAACGAAAGCACAACTGGATGATAGAATCGTACGGGCAGCAGGCTTAAAACCACCTATCTATCTTGGAATTCCTGGAAAAGCACAGATTAGAAAAATTGCAGAAAAATATTATAAGGGTGAAGAAAAATGAGAACATACAAAGGATTCACGGAAGATCTGAAAGCAACCTACGGGAACGGAATCTTCCAATACGAGCCTGGAAAAACATACAGGGAAGAGAAAAGTAAAACCAGAAGTACAGGCTTCCATGCTGCAGAATATCTCCCAGACTGCATGATGTGGTACGGGCTGAACGATAAAAGCCGGTTCTTCTTGTGCGAATCAGGAGGAAGTATCGATGAAGAAGACGGCTGTTCCATGGTAGTATCCACGGAATTGACACTGATAAAAGAACTGGATCTGCTGGATATCGCCGGTCACACCATGATGTACATGGTTGAGCACCCGCAAAGAAAATGGATCAGTATGGTGGGTGGAGTAATGATCACGAGCGATGCTGCACATACAGGAGCAGGCAGACTGCTTGCAATAGCAAGAGGAGAAAGACCGATCGTATACGGGATTGAGGGAACGGCGGTCGGATGGATCCTTGAGAGCGAAGGAAACATTATAGCGGCCAAGGTTGGCATAGTAGGACAAGCTGGAATAGAACCGGGAGTAAAATATACGATCACAGCCAACCGGGAACTCGTGGAGGTGCAAGATGAAACGGAAAGCAATTGAGAAGATAGAACCAGCAAAGACCAGGAAAAAAGGGCGTATCGCGACAGTCCAGACATTAGACGATATTGCAATCATTAATGTATTCAATGACAAGGTTCTGGCAGTGAGATACTGCATCAACTGCAAAACAGGAGAACACGAATATTGGACTGAAAAGAATGGCTGGAAGAAAGGAAAACTCATAACAGCAATAGAAGGAAACTGGTACGAATGGGTATGGATGCAACATGATTATAAGTATCCAAAGATTGATTCAGAGGAAGATAGAAAGAGACTCTTGGATATAACACAGGATAAATATTGCGCAAACGATGTATGGAGTCGGATAGATCACATGGAATACAGTTACGATTATGATGTCAGACAGACCGCAGAGCATAACAGAAAAGCGAAGATAAATAATTTCATGAGCAAAGCACCGGCACTTCCTAAAGACGCAGATCAATGGTTTTTCGAACTGGCAGCAGGCAGGGACTACATGATTAAGAAAAAGAAGACGGAAAGCTTTGGATGTACAGCATGCGGAGGAAGATTCAGCAGATCGCGATTGACGCCAATAGATCCACTGAAAAAGAGAGTAAGCCATGATTGTAGTGTGAAATGCCCGTTATGCGGAAAAATTGTACAGGTAAAAACAAGAACAGATCATATCACAGCCCCCCCTGAGAGCTTATATAAACTTGATAAGATCGACGAAACGGCAAGTGTATTAAGAATTTTCCGTGTAGATATCGGATGGGAATATGCAAGACACTGGGTAACAATTGATGAAGAGATCCGGATCGTGATATATAAGCAGGAGCTTTTTAAGAGCAATAGGTATGATTACAAGATTTTTTACAATATCCCATGGGAAGGATGGCACAAAAGCAACAACCTGAATTACCGGGCAAGAGACGGCTATATGTATCCGGGGGATTACAGCGAAGCACTGAAAAACACAGTGTACAAGGATGCAATCAGGATCATAGAATTTCTGGCAGCAGCCGGCTGGAAATTAAACTACAACCGTCTGCTATGCGGAGTATATCAGGTAAAAGGCTATGCAGAAAAGATAGAATATATGGCCAAAGGACGATTCCGGAATCTGCTGAGAGAAACTGTTGCATGCACGGAATATCCGGGATGGAACATGGCATACTACGGACCATTAGACATAAGGGCAAAGAGCATAAACAAAATGTTCTACATCAACGACCGACAGAAAATTAACCGGATCCGTGATGAAAATGGCGGAAATGAAATGGTCAGATGGATGCAATATTCAGACGAGACAGGAGAAAAGATACCGACAGAAACCCTTAGATGGCTGCTAAGATGCGGACTTGGACCGGAAAATATTAGATATCATGCCGGAAAGTATCTGAGCACTACACAGCTGATGAATTACATCCACCGGCAGCAGAAAGAACAGTATCCGGGATTCACGGAAGAAGCTGTCCTGGAGCAGTACAACGACTATCTGAGCATGTGTAAAGCATGCAACAAGAATATGAAGGACGAGCTTACATATCGACCGAGAGAGCTGAAAAGACGACATGATGAAATCGTGATCGATAAACAACAGATGGATATTCTGAAAGAAATGATGGCAAGCCAGAAAGAAAGAGAACAATATGCGCAGGAAATGCGGGAGAAATACCCGACAGCAGAGCAGACCTTACACGAGATCAAAGATCGATATGAGTATGAAAACGAAGAGTACAAGATCATCGTACCGGAATCACTGGTAGATATCGTAAAAGAAGGACGTGCCCTGCATCATTGCGCCGGCAGCAGTGAACGGTATTTTGACCGAATTGAAACAAGAGAAACCTATATCTGCTTCTTGAGAAGAAAAGAACAGGAAGGCGTGCCGTTCTACACGATTGAGGTTGAGCCATCCGGAACAATCAGACAGCACAGGAGCTACATGGACGAAGAACCGGGAATTGAACAGATCAGAGATTTCCTGAAGGAATGGCAGAGAGTTCTGAAGAAACGTCTGACCAAAGCAGACAAGGAGCTGGCTAAGATCAGCAAAGAAAAGCGGAATGCAAACATTGAAGACCTGAAAGCAAAGAATAATACAAGAGTCCTGCAGGGACTGGCAGAAGACTTCATGGACGCAGAAGAAATCGAAGAATTATTAGAAAAGGCGGTATAAGATGGACGAGCTTATAAATTACAACGGGTATGAAGAGTTTAAACAGGCAGTAAACAGAGTATTAAACAGAACGGTAGAGGACTTTGTCCTCACCGGCTACCTGTTGAAACAGGCAAGGGATACGGATATCCTGAAAGGCTCCGGATACGCAGATGAAAAAGAATTTGCCTGGGGCGAATACAAACTGGATGCCTCACAGGTATCAAGGTATATAAGAGTCAACGATAAATTTTCAGAAGGTGGCTATTCCCCGAAACTGCAGGACCAGTACCAGGGGTTCGGTTATGCGAAACTTGCATTAATGTTGACACTTCCGGAAGAAGTAGTAGAAGAATTGACACCGGCATACAGTAAAACGGAAATACAGGCTGTAAAAGAGGAAATCGAAGAGGAAGAGAAAATCACAGATATCGAAGTAATCCTGGAAGGACAGAAGGAAGAACAGAAAGACCTCGGCAATCTGGAAAAAGCATTGCACCAAATATTCCATGATGAACCGGAATTATATAAAACTATGTACGAAACAGTACGGACAACCTGCGGAACAAAATATCTGCAGGAAGTACTTGCACCGGATGGAGATAAGATCTACAGCACACGCATTCAGGGAATTGGACGGATTATGCTCTATATGCATGAGTCGAAAGATATTACATTGCACATGGTCCGGTCGGGAGAGAAAGAGTTCTATTCCTGGGACGATGCATTGAGCTACTGCACAATGATCACAGACAATAAAGATGCGGAAAAGGCATGGGAGGAGGTTTATGGTGAATCATTCCCGAAAAAAGAAGAAATTGCACCGGTGCAACCGAAAAAGAGAAAAGAATCCAAGGTGGTAAAAGCAAAGAAACCGGAACGGAATCCAACAAAACCGGAACGGAATCCAACAAAACCGGAACGATCAGAAACAAAACCAGCCGATTCAGAAACAAAACAGCCGGATTCACCGATAAAAAGTGAGGAATTACCGACAGAAAATGAAGAAAAAGCTACTAAGACACCTGACACCACTACAGTATCTGCAGAACCAGAAGAAAAAGAACCGGAAAAGACAAAAGAAACTCCGGAAACAAAAACCGAGTTCCAACAGGAAAATACTGATGAAACTCAGATTCCGGGACAGACAGAACTGACCAAAGATTTCCCGGAATACTGCCCGCCGAATATGAATCCACCAGAGCAGCAGGAGTTACCTGAAGAAGTAAAGCCAGCATACGCCACCAGAAGATTATATATATCATCTGTCGATGCCGATACGGCAGCAGAATACATGGGAAAAGCTATGGAAAAGGCAATCCGTAATATGCCGGGAGTAAGTTTCGGAGTCTTGACGAAGGAATCATTCTGGAAAAAATTCTTCGAAACCGAGGTTGATCGGAATGGAGCTGAGATCGAATGTGTGAATTAATGTTCCCGAAACCAACCAGGAAGAAAAAAAGAAAGCACCATCCAGCTCCGATCGTGGACACCGTAAAAGGCGAATGCTTCCTGTGCCGACTGGAAGGCATCAGCCGGCAGCAGTACACAGAAGAGCACCATGTATTCTACGGGGGAGGATTAAGGCAGGTAAGCGAAGAACATGGCTTCAAAGTCTACTTGTGCAGAGATCACCACAAAGACGGACCAAGAGCCGTACATAACTGCAGAGAGACCAGAGAGCTGTTATGCCGGATCTTCCAGAGGAAGTACGAAGAAACCCACACAAGGGAAGAATTCGAAGCACTAATCGGAAGAAATTATCTGGAAAGGAGCTGATATTTTGAAATTACGATTCAATGTCTGGAAAGATTGGTATAAAAGATGCTTAGACGGAAGGGTATACAAGATCATGGTGCTTTTAGGACTGCGACACAGCCCTACATTTGAACTAAACCTAAGGATGGCACGCTATGAAAGGAATTTTATACAAGGAGTTGAAAAAGAGGAATGATAGTTACAGATATTCTATTCAAAGCAAAATGTAAAGATAAAGACATGTGGGTAGAAGGATTCTATTTCAACATGCCGAATAAAACCCGTCACTACGAAGAAAGTTGGAGAAAAGATATTATACCGGTTGGATCATACATTGCAAGTCCGTCACCAGATGGCCTTGAGATACATGAGGTGGATCCAATTACGGTATGTATCTGGACGGGTATAGAAGACTGGAAAGGCAAGAAAATATGGGAACACGACATTCTCATGTGCGATGGAAATCCAGGAGAACTGATGGAAGTTGTATTCGGAAAATTCAATCTTGTTACACGCCCGCTCTTTTGCCCCGTCATTGAAGAAGTTACAGGCTGGCACTGCGTCCGATATCCATTGGGAGCTATGGAAGAGGGACGTTGCAAATGCCCAAGAATATTAAGGGAAGGCGATACAAAGTTTTACAGGTTTGAAGTGATTAAGAACATATTTGATGATGAAAGGTGTGGCAAGAATGAGATTGATTGATGCAGACGAATTCAAAGTGCAGATTACCGGAATGACTGTGCTGGGTGATTATCCACCAAGCATGGTGAACGCTGTACACGAATTGATAGATCGCCAGCCTACAGTACGCGATACTGAAAAAGCCGCAGAAGAGCTGAAAGACCTGAAACTGGCATATTACTTAACAATAGCCAATACAGGAGATGAGAGACTAGATGCTATCTACAAAAACGTTGGAGACACATTAGATAGAGCGATTGAGATTATAAATCGGAATGGGGTTTGAAAAAATGATAAAAGGAAAAGCAAAGATGGAATTTGGAACAGGCGACATCAGAATGACGGGAGTATTAAGCAGTGACATAGGAGCATTGTGTTGTATCACGCAAAAACCACATGAAATAGGTGAAAGAGTTCCGGTTGAGGATGGTTGGAATACAGATCAGGCAGAAGTTATCATGACATTTACAAGAACAGAAAGCATAGATGCGTTAATAGCGGAATTGCAAGATGTAAAAGCAATGATGAACGGAAGCTATCCGTTCGAAAAAGAAAGAATTAGAGAACATGAATTGGATTTTGATACGTTTTTGCACACATAAGAGGAGAGGAACAGAGATGGACAAACGAGAATATGACCAGATAGAAGAAGCGGCCAATAGACTGCAACACGAAGCAAGTGTCAAATGCAGCAGAGAGCTTGAAAAAGCTCAGAAGTATAAAGAAGGTTACACACAGGGAGTAGAAGATCTTCTGAGATGCATAAGAAGAGGTGAATAACATGGAGATAAAAGAGAAATTAAAACACTGGTTCTGGATGGTACGGACAAACCAATGCCTGGGATGCTGCTTATTCTGCGAATGGTGGGATATGTGTAAATGGGAAACAGAGGAGAGGAGAAAGAAAAAATGAAAAGACGAAAGATAACAGGATTAATAGCATGCATAGTGCTAATAGTGTGCCTGACAGGATGTGCAGAACTTGGTTCAGCACTAAATGACATGCAGGGGGATTTGACAGGAAATACATACACAATCAACACCTATGATAATTACGGAAATAAGATAATGACGACACAGGGAGAAAAGATCAATATCGAAGGGAATAAAGTAAAAACAACATCGTATGATAGCGACGGATCTGTAATAACCGGATATGAGTTATCATCTGTGATCACGATCAACATTGACGGAAAAGAGATACAAAGCTGTGGAGACACCTGCATATTTGAGCAAAATGGATTAAAAGCAGAGGTGAATTTTGCGCAAGAAGATATCCAAAGCCAGTCAACCGGAGCAATAACAGACAATACAATCATAGCTGGAATCGTTAATAAATATAAAAACTCTTTTGGAAAATCAAGGGTAGTAGTAATCAAGTCGCAATTAGGACAACCGATTACAGCATATTCAGGAGATAAGGTATATTGGAAAATTCCACAAGATCTTCCAAAGATGACCAAATTAATGATAGACGGCAAGGCATTATATATTCACAGAGCCAACTTCCAGATAATAGATAAGGAATTATTGAAGTAAGAAAGAGGCGGGAAATGAAAAGAAAAGATATTCTTAAAAAATACGGATTCAGCTGGATGAGCAATGTCAACTTGAAGGAAGAACTTTCGGATGAGTCGGCAGCAGAATTCGAAGGTCTGATAAGGACTCTGGCCGAACATAACCGTAGACCGGCACCGCCAGAAACAGGGTGGAAGAAAAGAATGTACAACCAATTCATGAAAGGAGCAGGCAGATGACACGAAACATGATCATCGGGATATGGCTAACAGCATTCCTGCACCCTGTAATTTTCCCATGCGTCCTACACACAGCAAAGGAGATGGAAAAATGGTGGGACAAGAAGAGAGTACTGTGGCACGTAGAGCAGCTCCGGAAGATAGAAGAAAAATATAAAGAATAGCACCAACCGGGTATTGTATCACACGCAACCGGACGATATAGAATTCCCGCCGGCAGCAGTCGGCGGAGAAAGGAGCATCGTTGAAAGATGTAAGCACAGAACAGGCGAAGATCATCAGAAAGATGGTCCTCGACAAAAAAACGAATAAAGAAATAGCAGAAACTACCGGATTAAAGTACTGGGAAGTACGAGATTATATTCAATATATCGGACTGGCCGGAATCAGAGAAGAGATGCTCGGAAGAAAACCAGGAAGACGAAAGAAGGACGGCTACAACAAAGAAAAAAACGGTCCCAATGCGGACAGACATCTCTGTAAGACTTGTATATACAGGGGAAGACATGATCAGGTAGGCAATTGCAGTTACATAGAAATAGAAGGGCATAGCAGAGGAATGCCGGCAGCAGAATGCACGGTGTACAAAAAAGGCAGAAAACGAAGGCAGGCATTGTGGTAAGGGCTAAAGAAAGAGTATGGGGAAAGGAGCAGATATTATTGGAACAGATGACAAAGGAAAGACTACTGTCATACAGGAGCAATAAGGCAGAAATACTGGAACTTGACTATGCAATTAATAATAGATGGAAATCGGATACGATGATCGGGAATGATGTTATATTCGATTACAGCAAGGGATATCCGATGCCACAGAGTGTGACGGGTTTTGATTCTGAAAAGTATGAGCGGCTACAAATTCGTGATATGGAGAGAAAAGAAAGACTGAAGAAAGAATGTGAGGAGATAGAACGTTTTGTAGATGATATCAAAGACAGCATAACTCACCGGATTTTCAGGATCTATTTTATTGACGGAAGGAAAAATGTAACATTGCGAGAAGTTGGAAAGCGAGTACATATGGGAAGAAGTGGAGTTGGAAAAAGAATTGAAAACTTTTTAAAAGTGTCCCGTAATTCCCATGATTCTCATTTACAATAATACTTGAGCCAAAGGCGGAAAACCGTCGGCTCGATTACAGGTTCAACGAAGACATCCGGCATATCGGATGTCTTTTCTTATAAAGGAAACGTGAAATACATGAAAAGAAATAGACCGGATAAAGATGGGACTCATCGAGGAGCGTTTGAAAAGAATAAGAAGAAAATATATGCAACACAGACCGTGTGTGGAATATGTGGGAAACCAGTAGACTTTTCTTTAAAGTATCCGCATCCGCTATCACCTTGCATTGATCATATAATCCCGATTGCTAAGGGCGGTCATCCGAGTGATATAGACAATATGCAACTGGCGCACTGGACATGCAATAGACAGAAGAGCGACAAGTTGATAGATAACAGTGTGACAAAGCAAGATGAAATATTAGGGAACCGTGTACTGCCACATACATTCAATTGGAGTGATTATAGACCTAAATAATTTTAATGGACAGGGGGCATACCTCCCCCACCGTGGGCGCGCGCGGACTTCACACCGTCACTGCGAAAAAAAACACACGCCGGAAAAAAAATAGCGTAGAAAGGAGAAATAAATGGCAGAGTACAGAGGCATAGAGTACATGAGAAAAAAGCTGAATCGAAAGCGAAGCCGAGTCTTAAGGCGGTATAAATTCTATGAGATGAAAAATATAGCACGGGACATGGGGATCGCTACGCCGCCCAGCCTACAATGGTTGCAGGCTGTACTTGGCTGGAATGCAAAAGCTGTAGATTCGATTGCGGATAGGCTTGAATTCAGAGGATTCCGTGACGATAATTTTGACATGACTGGGATATTTAGGATGAACAATCCAGATATTCTGTACGATTCTGCGACGTTGTCGGCATTGATTTCTTCCTGCTGTTTCATATATATATCGAAGGGAGAAGATGATTTCCCGAGATTGCAGGTAATTGATGGGGCGAATGCAACTGGCATTATTAATCCAATCACGAATCTTCTTACGGAAGGCTATGCGGTTCTGGAACGTGACGATTACGGAAAAGCGACTGTAGAGGCTTATTTTGTGGAAGGGTGGACGGTAATATACAGAAATGGAATTCCGGATCAACTTTTTGAAGAGAATGTGCCAGCACCATTATTAGTGCCAATTATATTCCGGCCAGATGCTAAGAGAGCATTTGGACATTCTAGAATCAGCCGGGCATGTATGTCAATCACAGAATCGGCCATGAGAACCTTGAAGCGGTCTGAGATTACAGCCGAGTTCTACTCATTTCCACAAAAATATGTAGTTGGTCTGGATCCAGATGCGGAACAGATGGATAAGTGGAAAGCTACCGTATCAAGCCTCCTGCAATTTGATAAGGACGAGGACGGAGGTTCGCCAACCTTGGGACAGTTCCAGCAGCAGTCTATGGCACCACATCTAGATCAGCTTAAAATGTTTGCTGCATTGTTTGCTGGAGAGACTGGGTTGACATTAGATGATCTAGGATTTGCAACGGAGAATCCGGCTAGCCAGGAAGCAATCAAGGCATCACACGAGAATCTGAGACTGACAGCAAGAAAAGCACAGCGAGCATTTGGCAGTGGATTTCTGAATGTTGGCTATCTGGCTGCGTGCCTACGTGATGATTATCAATATTACCGGAACCAGGTATATATGACTACACCAATCTGGGAGCCAGTGTTTGAACCAGATGCAGCAATGCTGTCCAATATTGGGGATGGAGCAATTAAGATTAACCAGGCAGTGCCAGGATATTTCAATGCAGATAACTTAAGAGATTTAACTGGAATTAACATGAGCAATCTGCCAGTAACTCCGGAGGTGTAGACTATGGAGGACATCACACCAGGACTTTTGGAGAAGATACAGAAACAATTCTATCATGATATTGAAAAGAGCAGCATCATTAAAAACTTCAAGAAACAGGCACAGAGAGGTAAGACTTCATACAGCCAAGCGAACGAGGTGGCACAAGAGATTGGGAAAATCTTAGCGCAATCATATTCGGACAATTTATCATCTGATATATTGCCGGATGGAAAGATGTATTATAACATTGCTTCCAGAGTATTGGACCCGACGTTGAGGGGAGCTTATGAGATGGTGGCAGATAATGCAGCTATTGTACAGCAGATCGTGAACGAAGCAGCAGGCATTGGAATTAAAACAATAAGAGCACAAATCCAACAGGATAATATAGACGGTATTGTAAATCGGATTTCAAGTGAAGAATATTTCGACGATGTGAAATGGATTCTCGATGCACCTGTACGGAATTTGGTTCAGAAAGCAATGGACGATACTGTTCAGAAAAATGCAGATTTTCATACAAAAGCTGGATTGAGACCAAAGATTATACGGAGATCATCTGGACATTGTTGCGAATGGTGTAATCAGGTAGCCGGAACATATGTATATCCAGATGTTCCTAAAGATGTGTTTCGGAGACATGATAATTGTGATTGCATTGTTGAGTATTATCCGGGAGACGGTAAAAAGCAAAATGTATGGACAAAAGAATGGAAATACGAAAAAGAATCTGATAAAATAGAAGAAAGAAAACTACAGGGATTAAGTCCGGAATCAGATGCGATTATACGAAATATACGGGAAAAGATAATTCCGGAACAAAATCGTGAAAAGATTGCATCACGACAGGAAATACACCGACAAGGGACAAAGATGTATGAAGCTAGAAAAAAGAGTCTGGAAGCAAAAGGACAATTTGGACCTTCTTACATTACGGTATCGAACGAAGAAATTCAATCGCTTGTAAAGGAATTTTCAGGGACAGGAATTATTAAATATAATAGTCAAGGTAATTGGGATTCAAAAGAAATCATAACGACAAATGATAAAATCATAGGAGTAGTTGTTGATAATCGAAACGGAAATAGTGCAGAGACATCTGTGTTTAAGATTCACTACGCTAAAGATGGAATGCATATAGTTCCAGATTATCCAAGTAAAAAGAGGTGAGAGTTATGACATACGAGGAAATAAAAGAATTCATAGGTAAACAAGTCATCGTAAGAGATGTCGGAGGAAAAAGTTTTAAAGGTATTATAACTAATACGGAGAGTGAGTATGATACATCATCTGGAAAAGAAGAAATAGAATTAGATGCCGGAAAAGTATTTTATGGAATTCCATTAGATGAGATAAAAGATATAATAGAAATCAAATAAGCTGCCAGATTATTCTGGTGGCTTATATTTTTGAGGAGGCTACATGGGAGAAGTAAGGAAGGGGCGGCAGACCCCGACGCAATCTGTCGTGCTGCCTTATTCTTCAACATATGGAGCTGAAGCAATAGATATTTACAATTCGACAGGAAGAACTGCACAGGAGTGGCAGGAGCTTCTTCTGTCAGACATTTTGGCCGTAAACGAAGAGGGGTTATGGGTACATACCAAATTCGGGTATTCAGTCCCAAGGCGTAATGGAAAGAATGAAATTGTTGCAATAAGGGAGATGTATGGGCTAAAGAAAGGCGAAAGAATCCTACATACAGCACATAGAACCACAACTACACACAGCGCATGGGAACGACTTTCGAATTTGCTAAAGAAAGCAAATATCGAGGTCGTTTCTTCGTATAAGGCATTTGGAAAAGAACATTTGGAAGTTGCTGGCGGTGGAATTATCGAATTCCGAACCAGAACATCAAAAGGCGGTCTGGGAGAAGGATTTGATCTACTGATTATCGATGAGGCACAAGAGTACCAAGATGATCAGGAGAGCGCATTAAAATATGTCGTAACAGATAGTAAGAATCCACAGACAATATTTTGCGGAACACCACCAACTCCAGTCAGCTCCGGAACGGTTTTCGCAAAATTCCGTAAGGCAACCTTGGAAGGACAAACGGTTAACTCCGGGTGGGCAGAATGGTCAGTGCCGGAGCAGACAGATATAAGAGATATAGACGCCTGGTATGAGACAAATCCATCTCTAGGAACAGTATTCACGGAAAGATCTGTAACTGATGAGATCGGTTCAGATCCGATTGATTTTAATATCCAGCGATTAGGATTATGGATTCGCTATAATCAGAAATCAGCTATCAGCGCAACAGAATGGAATGAACTAAAAGCTGATGACCCACCGGAGCTTACAGGAGATCTTTTTGTGGGAATCAAATACAGCAAAGATGGGAATGTGGCAATGGGAGTTGCATCTAAAACAAACGATGGAAAGATATTTCTTGAATGTATTGATTGCCGTGAGGTACGTGCAGGAGATACATGGATATTAGCATATTTGAAAGAATGGAAAGCAAGGAAGGTGATTATTGATGGCGCATCAGGGCAGCAGTTAATGGAAAATGAAATGAAAGATTATGGTATAAAGAATTCACACCTACCCACTGTGAAGGAAATCATTGCAGCAAATGCCTCATTCGAACAGGGATTATATCAGAGGAATATAGTTCATTCTGGTCAGCCGTCACTGGTACAGGTAGTAAGTAACTGTGAAAAACGGTCGATTGGGACCAATGGAGGTTTTGGCTACAAGGCAATGAAGGAGGAAATGGAAGTTGCATTGCTCGACAGCATAATTCTTGCATACTGGGCGTGCAGTGAGACAAAAACCAAGAAAAGAAAACAAAGAATTAGTTGTTAAAGGGCACCTGAACAGGGTGTCTTTTTGCATATTACGCAACCCAGCGGTTAATGGAGAAAGGAGCAACAACAATGGCAGAATTTACACCAATTACAACACAGGAGCAGCTTGATAAAGTAATCGGAGAACGCATTGCGGGAGTGAAAGCAAAATATGAAGGCTTTGATGATTACAAGAAAAAAGCAGAAGATTATGATGCTCTAAAAACAAAATCCGATGGTTTTGAACAGCAGATTGCAGCGTTGAACGAGGAAATTAACGGTGATGGAAAAAAGAACATCGGATACAAGAAACAGCTTGAAGAGGCGCAGGGTAAGATCAAGGGATACGAGACCAGTTCTCTCAAGATGAGAATTGCGCATGAAAATGGAATCCCATATGAACTTGCAGGTAGATTAAGTGGATCTGATGAAGAGGAAATCAAGAAAGATGCCGAGACAATGGCAAAATTCTTGAGAAAAAAAGATGTTCCTCCACTTGCAGGAGGAGATCCACAAAAAATTGATGACAAAAAGACAGCAATGAAAGGCATGCTGGCTAGTTTGAAAGGAGAATAAAAAATTATGGCAACATCAAAAGGAACAATGTTTGACCCTACACTGGTCAAAGATCTTATTACAAAAGTAAAAGGGAAGTCAGCACTGGCTGCATTATGTGGTCAGACACCGATTCCATTCAATGGATTGAAAGAAATGATTTTTTCTATGGACAATGAAATTGATATTGTCGCAGAAAATGGAAAGAAAACCGAAGGCGGTATTGCTATCGCACCAGTTAAAATTGTACCGGTTAAGTTTGAATATGGTGCAAGAATCTCTGATGAATTTATGATTGCTACAGAAGAAGAACAGTTGGATATTTTAACAGCGTTTAATGATGGATTTGCGAAGAAAGTAGCGAAAGGACTTGACCTTGCAGCTATGCATGGTATTAACCCAAGAACGGGAACAGTATCTGCTGTAATTGGAGACAATCATTTTGACGCAAAGGTTACGCAAACTGTAGATTATGCGTCAGCAACACCGGATGCAAATCTGGAAGATGCGATTGCGGTAGTAGATGGTTCTGAAGGAGATGTAACAGGACTCGCGCTTTCGAAGACGTTCGGATCAGCAATGGCAAAAGTCAAAGCGAATGGAATCAAGCAGTATCCGGAATTTGCATTTGGAGCATCACCTGCAACATTTAACGGAATCCCGACAAGCGTCAACAAAACTGTATCTGGCGGAACAACGAAAGACCACGGTATTATTGGAGACTTCCAGGGAGCGGTTAAATGGGGATATTCAAAGGAAATCCCTATGGAAATTATTCAGTATGGTGATCCGGACAACTCAGGAAAAGACTTAAAAGGATATGGTCAGATCTATATCCGTGCAGAAGTATATCTGGGATGGGGAATCCTGGTGCCAGAATGGTTTGTAAGAATTAAGGAGGTATAGTATGAAGTATAAAAATACAAAAACGGGCGCAATTATCGAAACGAGTACAAGAGTTTCTGGTGAAAACTGGAAACCTGAGATTGATGAAGAGCCTGAGAAGAAAAAAACGCCATCTAAAAACCAGGGGGCTGGAAAAGATAAATCACAAGAGGGTACAGAATAATGGAGCCATTTGCTACGTTAGAAGATATATCTATTCTGTGGCGAGAACTTAAGGAATCCGAGTATAGCAAGGCAGAGCAGCTTCTGACAGTTGTCTCGGATTCTCTGAGATATGAAGCCAACAAAGTCGGAAAAGATTTGGATAAAATGATTGAACAGAATGAGGCGTTGCGAAACGTTGCGAAATCTGTGACTGTTGACGTGGTAGCGCGTACACTTATGACATCGACAGACACAGAGCCAATGACACAGATGTCTCAATCAGCTCTGGGCTATTCTGTGACAGGAACATATCTGATTCCTGGAGGCGGTTTATTCATTAAGAAATCCGAGTTATCCAGACTAGGTCTTAGAAGACAGAGAGTTGGGGTGATGGATATTTATGGCATCGATGATCAAGGGAATTCCAGTAACACTGTATGAGAAGACAGTAATTGGAAAAGATGAATTTGATCACCCGTTATACCGAGAGATACCAGTGACAATTGAGAATGTGCTTGTAGCTCCGGCATCGACCACGGAGATTCTGGACACATTAAATCTGACCGGAAAGAAAGCGGTATACAATATTGCAATTCCGAAAGGAGACAATCACACTTGGCAGGATTGCCGAGTGGATTTCTTCGGAATGTCTTGGCAAGTGATTGGGTTCCCGCAACAAGGCATTGAAGAGAATATCCCGTTAGAATGGAATCAAAAATGGCAGGTGGCATTATATGGGTAAGACGAAGATTGTTTTGAACCGTGCTGGCGTTAGAGAGTTAATGCAGTCCCCGGAAATGCAGGCAATCCTTGCGGAACATGCGAATAAGATAGCCAGTGCATCAGATACAGAAGCATATGTAGCACAGACGCGAGCGGTTGTAAAGGTATGCGGAGATGACGGTAATAACGGATTATTGAAGGCGGTTGGAAAGCATGGTGGAAAAAATCGTTAAGGATTATCTGCAGTCCAGTCTTGGAATACCGGTTAGGCTGGAAGAAGAGGATGATCTTGGAAATGAATATGTATTGATTGAAAAGACTGGATCTGGCGGAGAAGACCATATCAAACGGGCAACTCTGGCTATCCAGTCTTATTCTACGTCCCTGTACGGGGCGGCATCGCTCAACGAGCGGGTAAAAGAAGCAATGGAAGAAATAATCGAATTGGACGATATCAGTAGATGTGAGCTTAATACGGATTATAACTACACTGATACAGCAAGGAAAAAATATCGGTATCAGGCAGTATATGATATCGTCCATTATTAGGAGGGATAAGATGAACACAGAACATGTAAGTGCAGGAAAGCCCAAAATTGGTGGAGCAATCTATCGAGCACCATTAGGAACCGAACTTCCAACCGATGCAAAAACGGAACTGAATGCAGCGTTTAAGGAACTGGGGTACTGTTCAGAAGATGGAATCACGAATTCTAATAGCCCTGAGACGGATAACGTGAAGGCGTGGGGCGGCGACACTGTTCTAGATTTGCAAACAAGCAAAGAAGACAGTTTTAAATATAAGTTACTCGAAATCACAAATATCGAAGTTTTAAAGGCTGTATATGGAGACGAAAATGTAACTGGAACATTAGAAGAAGGGATCACAGTAAAAGCTAATAATAGCGAGGCGGAAGCGTGCGCCTGGGTAATCGACATGATTTTGAAGAAAGCGCTAAAACGAATTGTGATTCCATCGGCAGCAGTTACAGAGGTAGCAGATATTGTCTATAAAGACAGCGAAGCTATTGGATATGAGACAACACTCAAGGCTACACCAGATTCAAGCGGACAGACTCACTATGAGTATATCGTAAAGAAAGGGAAGTAAGATGAATACAGAAAAAAATGAAGTGGCAGCAATTACAGGAACAACAGAAAGCGGGTTTCGGTACACTTTACCGCCAGATACTCTAGACGATTATGAATTATTGGAAAACCTGTGCGACATTGATAATGGAGATGCCTCTAAGATTACAGGGGCTGCCAGACAACTCCTTGGAGATGCACAAATAGAAGCACTTAAGGACCACGTAAGAAAGGAAAATGGAAGGGTTCCAGCTTCAAAAATGATTGAAGAAATTACCCAAATATTCAAAGGATCTCAAGTAAAAAACTCTTAGCCCTCGCCCACATGATCAACGTAGATGAAGAGGCGTTGATTTGTGATTTTGCAGAAACATATCGCATTTATGACTATAAGTCCCTTCCGTTACGGACGGTGGGGACTTTTGCGTGTGGGTTGAGGCATGATTCAAGAATCGGAATGAGAATATCTGATTCAAAACTTACAACAGACCAAACACTATTGGCGCTGGTTGCTGATAATACGAGGGCAATTGCATGGCTGAATAGTTCAGACGGCGCAAAAGGAATTAATCGTCCAAAATCATTGGTAGAGGCGCTGATGGGAGAAAAGAAAACTACAGAAAGCGTAATCGAAACGTTTGATACAGGACAAGATTTCGACGATGAGTGGAGACGACTGACAGGAGGTGAGAAGTAGTGGCTACAGAACTTGCAAAAGCATATGTGCAGATTATTCCGTCTGCACAGGGAATCAGTGGAAAAATTCAACAGGCAATAGACCCAGAGGCGGAACCGGCGGGGGCTTCATTTGGAAGTAAATTAGTCGGAAAGTTAAAAGGGATTATTGCTACCGCAGCAATTGGAAAAGCGCTAGGATCAGCAATCGGTGAGGGAGCAAATCTTGAGCAAAGCCTTGGTGGAATTGAGACGCTATTTAAGGATAGTGCTGATAAGGTTAAGGCAAATGCTGCAAATGCTTACAGAACAGCTGGAATGAGTGCTAATGATTACATGGAATTAACCACAAGTTTCTCAGCAAGCCTCTTGTCCAGCCTTAGTAATGATACATCTAAAGCGGCTGACGTAGCCGATATGGCAATGACTGATATGTCTGATAATGCCAATAAAATGGGAACCAACATGGAAGATATCAAGAATGCCTATCAAGGTTTTGCAAAACAAAATTATACCATGTTGGACAACTTAAAATTAGGTTACGGTGGCACAAAGACAGAAATGGAGCGATTGCTTACTGACGCGCAGAAAATCACTGGTGTAAAGTACGACATCAACAATTTGTCGGATGTATATTCGGCTATTCATGTAATTCAAGGGCAGTTGGATATTACAGGAACAACAGCTAAGGAAGCGGCAACAACCATATCCGGTTCTTTCGCCTCCATGAAGGCCGCAGCGCAAAATGTTATGGGTCAAATTGCTCTCGGAATGGACATAAAACCAGCTTTGTCAGCACTGGCAGAGACGATGACAACTTTTCTTGTTGGGAATTTACTTCCTGCAGTATGGAATGTAATTTCTGCACTTCCAGGGGCGTTAGTAACATTTATACAGACTGCTACACCACAGTTGGCAACTGCATTAATGCAATTTGTGCCAGAGATTGCAACACAAGTCCAAACCGCATTGCCACAGCTATACGAAATGGCAAACGGAATGCTGCTACAGATTACAACTGCAATTCAAACAAATCTACCTGGGTTATTACAACAAGGGGTTAGCATCGTGACAAATATTGCAAATGGAATATTGCAGAATATTCCGCAATTACTTGCAATGGCAGCGACATTGATGGCTAATTTTGAAAATGCGATATGGTCAGCTCTACCACTTGTTTTAGCGGCCGGAGGTAAATTAATACTTAATCTTGTCAATGGAATTATTAGTAATCTTCCACAGATTGCAACTGCAGCGGCTCAGGCAGTGGCGAAAATGACGGCTACAATTGGACAGAATCTACCGCGGGTTCTGCAGTCCGGTATTGAGATTATTGGAAAGTTGGCGGCTGGATTAATTCGAGCAATCCCAAGCCTTATAGCTCAGATTCCTCAAATTATTTCTGGAATTCGAAACGCGTTTTCAAACGTTGCTTGGGGGACTATTGGTCACAATATTATCCAGGGAATTGCGAATGGACTTAGAAATGCAGGACATATGTTGTGGGAAGCTGTCAAGGGATTGCTTGGAAGTTTTAAGGATAATGTACTGTCGTTCTTCGGAATCCATTCCCCTTCTCGTTGGGGTATATATGTCGGAGAGATGATTGACACTGGATTCGCAAAAGGAATTATAGGAGAGCTTCCTTCCATTACTTCTGCAGTTTCCAAATTACAGGATATTGCTACAAGCCCGTTCTCAAACGCGAATTTGAATTATGATTTACAGGGAACGGCAAACAGCTCTAGAACATCAGGAAATGAGACGTCAAGCCGACTTGATACTTTAATTGCATTATTAAGAGCGATTATTGCAATCATAGATGGAAAACCAAGCGGAGATGTAAGCGAACGAGAGCTGATTCGAGCATTAAGAGATATGGGGGTTGTATTCGAATGATAGAAATCAAATATGTGTGCTCTAATGGGAAAGAATACAATCTTGTGGGTAACCGGATGAGACCAACGTCCGGTTATTTCCATGAATATGAATGGAAACCAATGATCACAGATCAGGAAATTGGAGCAGATGTATACGGGTTTGAAAAAGAACCAAAAACATATCAAATCACATTAACATTCCGTGGACCACTGGAAGTACGCAAAGCCAAGATGGATGAGTTGACAAACTGCTTTGAGTATGACGTTGTAAATCTTACTCCAGGGCGTATATGGTTTGGAAACTATTATATTGATTGCTATATTAAGGATATGTCCAGCAAAGTGTCATCTACCCGGAACTGCTGGACAGACATGGAACTTGGTATCTACTGTCCATATCCTATGTGGGCAGAGGAAGAATCTAAGAGCTTCTATCCGGATAGCGCAGACAAGGGGGAAATTTATAACTTCTTAGATTACCCATATGATTATCAATATGACTATTCAAAACCATTATCCGGAACAGAGCATTGGTATGTAGATCATTACAGAAGTAGCAATTTTCAGATGACTATCTATGGCCCGTGTGCGAATCCAAGAATCATAATTGCCGGACAGGTCTATCAAGTGTATGACACGCTTGAAGCACATGAATACATTGTTGTTGATTCACGTAAGAAAACAATTATAAAAAGACTTGCTAATGGTACGGAACAGAACATTTTTTATAAGAAAGCAACCGGCAATTCTATATTCACGGAAATTCCGTCAGGAGACATCTTGATAAATTGGAGTGGAGAGTTTGGCTTCGACATTGTGGTGTACAAAGAAAGGAGTGTACCGGAATGGATCTCATCAAAACAGATCAATACGGAAGGCAGATAGGCTATGTCCAGGGTGCAAATATAGATTTCGAAGTCGGAGCTGATGAAGCCGACAGTATTAATGATTTTGAGATTGAGCTTAAGCGTTGGAATTGGGATGGGTCTATTAGATATGGAACTAGAGTATTTTCGCCGGATACTGAGTATGGCGGAATTGTCCGAGAAATCAGCACCGATACAAGTACCAATGTAATCCGCGCAAAAGGAGATACCTGGCGCGGAATGATGACTAAAAAAATTATACAGCCATTAAGTGGCCAGGATTACGCAACAGCATCTGGGGAACTTAATTCAATTATAAAATCCAAGGTTGAAGCTGAGTTTCCTGGACTCTTTTATGGCGTTACTGCAGATACGGGTGTTGCAGTGAACAATTATCAATTTGACCGATATTGTACCTTGCATACTGGACTGGTTAAGATGTTGAAATCAGTAGGATATCGACTGGATATCAGATACCAAGAAGGTGATGTTGGTATGGCCGGATATGTGAAAGTGAGCGCTGTTCCAATCAACGATTTGTCATCAGAATATGAGCTGACCAATGATAATAACATGAATTTCACAACTGACGATAACCGGCGCGGAATCAACCATCTGATCTGCCTTGGAAAAGGGGATTTAAAGGACAGGTTGGTTATACATCTATACACTGATCAGAACGGTACAATTTCGCAGACTCAGCAATATTTTATGGGAACAGAGGAAATTGTGGCTATATATGATAGCAGCGGATCAGAAAGAGATGACCTGATTAAGAATGGAATTAAGGAATTGGAAAGCAAGAAGTCAAGTATGTCTTACAACATGACCATGACTAAGTTGGAAGGAAATATCGATCTAGGAGATATTGTTGGAGGAAAAGATTATCTGACCGGAATTAGCATGAAGAAACCGATTGGTCGAAAGATATGGACAATATCCTCCGGGAAAGAAAAAGTAGTGTATAAACTGGAAGGAGAGACATAATGGAAATAATTACAGGATATACAGGAAAGCCCCATGTAACATCAGAACAGGATAGAGATGTAAATATTGGAGTTGTGGGAAAAGGATCTTATGTACTGCAGACTGGAATGCAGTTGGCAGCAGAGGTATCTTCCAACAATGAAATTAAAATCAGAGACGGCGTGTTGATGCATCAAGGGTGCACAGCATCAATCAAGAAAAATACATATGACTCTCTTACTATCACCAATGGCAGTCAGGGAATGAAACGTATTGATTTGATTGTTGCAAGATACGAAAAGAATCAAGACAATGGAATAGAAAGTCTTGACTTGAAAGTTATACAGGGAACACCGGCGGAATCAAACCCGGCAGCACCACAATATACAGAGGGGGATATCCAGGCCGGTGATTATGTGGCAGATATGCCAATGTACCAAGTTATTATTGAGGGACTTAATATTACAGAAGTAAAAAAGATGTTTAAAGTCATTGGATCAAATAAGGATTTGTCCAATAAGCTTGCTGAAATTAGCAAAAAAATGACTGGTAAGTATGCCTACGCATATACCACTTATCTGGATGCCGAAAAAAGTACAAAAACATCCCTGACACTTAATAGCATCAAGGCGACAGGGCATGGCAGAAAATGTATCCTAATGTGCTGGGGTGCTATCAAAGTAACAACTTTGACAGCAAGGCTGAGCGTCTATGTCAACGGCAAAGATAGTTGTTCTGGAATAACATCATCCACAAGCTATGTGCCGGTATTTGACAGCAACATTATAACCCTTCCGGAGGGCGAAAACACGATAGAGATAAGACTGTCAGCACAAGCGAATACAGCTACTGCATATATTGGACGTTATCACAAACTTGGCTTCATTGTCGCAGAATTATAATCCTTATTTTCCGAAATAGAATATTACATAATTTATTCTAAAGCTGCCAGCATAAGCATTCCGATCAAATACTGCGTTCCATGCGCCTTTTGAGTAGGAACTGCCTACGTGTGCTGGTTGAACAGAAGCATCTCCGTTAGCCATTGATACTATCGTGTTTTCATTATTAGAATCGTTTACGCCAAGCGCTGCATTTATCTCAGAATTGGTAAACACCTGTACAGATGTGCTAGCTTTTGCTGTTACAATTTTTGATCCGCCTATCATTTTAGTTATATTCTTATTGAATGATACTGCGGATGTTATATTTTTATTTAATTCAGCAACTTTATTGGACAAATCCTTATTTTACACAGAAAGGAGATATACATAATTATGAAAATTACATTCAATGATGCAACAGAGTTGACCATCCAGTCAGCGAGCACCCGGCCGGACGGGAGCCTGCTGATCAAAACAATATCAGAAACTGAAGAGAATCTGAAGACAATCTTTCAGGATGGCATGAAGACCAAGAAGATGATCATCAAGGAAAGAGAATCAACCATTGAAACTTATGAAAACTTTTCGCAGTTGGAGGCAATCGTGAAATATACAGCCGGCATTTTAGGGGTAGTGCTCTATAAGTCCGGCGAGACGCCAGAAGACAAACTGGAGGCTCTTAAGAAAGAAAATGCAGATCTGAAAGAGAGCATGGATATGCTCCAGGGCTGTATTCTGGAAATGTCAGAGTTGGTATATCAGTAATGGTAACTTTATTAACAAATTTATTCATATTATTACAACATTCAGGAGGTAAAGAAATGATGGCAATGTTATGGGCACAGCAGATTATGTTAGGAAAGAAGACTTATGATCAGGTACCAAGATTATTGAAAGATAAGGTAAAAGAGATCCTGGAAGATTCCGGAATGGGAGAACTTGCAAACGATAAATAGTGAGGCGGTGATTATATGATAAGAGGAACTACACCGACACTTGAGTTTGCTCTGCCGTTTGAAGTAGATCTGATTGCAGAGGCGTATGTTACGATATCACAGAATCAATCAGTGGTGATTGATAAGAGCTTGTCGGAGCTTACGTGTGCAGGAAAAACACTGACTGTTAAGTTATCGCAAGAGGACACATTAAAACTGCAGCAATCGGAGTTCAAACCAGCGGAAGTGCAGATACGTGTGCGAATGAAGAGCGGAGATGCGCTGGCATCTGATATCATGAGATTGCATGTAGGGCGGATTCTGAAGGAAGGTGTGATTTAATGAGACTAGAGGTATCATTTCGTGTGTTGAATAAAAATCTGGATGTCGATTTTTCTGCAAAGGATAAAAAACTAAACGCAGAATTTCAATGTTTTCAGCGTATCACTGAGCAGGGGGATGTTGATTACTACGATGGTTCCTACACGGTCACACCAAAAGTGGAAGAACAGAGTCTTCCAACGAGTAAAAAATATCTTGCAGAAGATGTGAGAATAAAAGAAATCCCGATCTTCGAGGTGAGCAACCTCGAAGGCGGACAAACAGTGTTTATTGGAAAGGAGATATAACAATGGGAATTAATAAAGTTGTGTATGGTGGAAAGACACTGATTGATTTAACAGGAGATACAGTGACAGCGGACAAGCTGTTGGAAGGTGTCACGGCTCATGACGCCACGGGAAGGCAAATAACAGGCGCGCTTGAAAACGTTGGTGACGGTAAATATATCTGGGCAAAGCACATTGGCAAAGTGTGGGATATAACTACTACTGAACTTGGAACGACAGGCCCGTCTGACAGTAGTTCTTATTCGTATGGTTACTATGTTGCGACAGATGAAGGGTATTTTGTTTTAAAGGGAGAAAACGGTGCACTCGGTGATGGATATGCCTATATCAAAGGAAAAGGCGCAGAAACGCATCCTAAATCTGTGTATCGATTACAAAATCGGTATTCATATAATTCTGGATTTACAAAACATTACTATCGATTAGACATAAGCGATACATACACAGAAGGAAAAGGTTCTTTTGTCGGATATGTATCATCTGATGTTTCATCTGCTTATCCTGATGATGGTCTAAAAGATGGATATTATTATGTCAAAATGAGCGAAGGCACTTCTTCTGGTTCTGGAACAAATACGTCCGACGCAACGGTTGTAGCTTCCGATATCTTATCGGGAAAAATAGCTTATGGGAAAGACGGAAAACTGACGGGTTCTATGACTGACAACGGTGCTGTTAATAAATCCATCAATGGTAAATCGGAAAGCTATACGATTCCAAAAGGATATCATAATGGTTCGGGAAAAGTTGCTATAAGTGATGAAGAACAGGCAAAGATTATTGCTTCCAATATCAAGAAAGGAATTTCTATTCTTGGTGTAATGGGATCATATGAAGCAGCATCATCGGGAGGTTCATCAGAAAACAACTGCGAAGCTTATCTTGTTGATGTCCTGAATCCGACAGTATCGTTTAAAAAGCATCAGGCACTATCAAAGCCTACGGTTATGCTTACGCTACTACTAAACAGTCGTGGGGTTCTAAAACGACAACAGTCTATGCTTTTAATGGCACAAATTATTATAAATCAGCTACTTACGGATCACCAACAGCAACGAATATTACGCTTGGTATTTCTGACGGAAAACTGACAGGATTACCATCAGGTTTATCTGGTGGATCTTTATTAGTGACAAGAGGCATTTAAACTGTGTGAAACTATGGTGGTCACAATTACAGAAAAGAAATTGAAGAAAGGGTTATGAATCATGAGGAAAATCAAAGTATTATTGTCACTGATGTTGGTAATGCTGTTTGCAATTGGCATGCATTCTACAGCAAATGCGTGTACACCTAAACTTGAAATAGACATGCCTGAAATTCCTGATATTGAATTACCAGATAGCACAAAAGATATGATTAGTGCAGGTGTGGAAAATTATTTCAAGAAGTGCATTCTTGATAAACCAATTATTGAGGATGCAACATATATGAATAAAACTATGGGAAGATATTCTTTTTCTTATTTGTGCGTGAGTTGGGATAAAGTAGAAAATGCCACATCATATAAGATAGAAGTCATTAAGAATGATGGAACTTCCAAAGTTTATGAAACAAATAAATCATATTTCTATACAAGCAGACAGGATGAATTCATCATGGAAGGTATGGATGGAGCAAAAGTAAAAGTCAGAGCCTATGGTGAAAATGATACATTCGGTGTATGGTCGGAAAAGAAGGAAGTTTCAGGTGTTGATTCAACAGGTGGTGTGGAAGTTCACACTGTTGATATTCCATATCAGGGCAAGACCGTAAGGTCTTATTTTTATACAAAAAATTAAGAAAGAGTGAGGTATATGAAGAAAATGGATAAAATTTTTAATTGGATCAGCGTAATGTTCGGTCTGATCGGAGGTGTCCTGTCATACTGGCTTGGTGGATGGGACGTGCTTTTAAAGACAATCGTATTCCTGGCAGTGGTGGATTACATAACAGGAGTGATCAAAGGTATTTATACGAAAAAGCTGTCATCGGAAACCGGGTTCAAGGGACTGCTGAAAAAGATTGTAATGTTTATTGTAATTGCCGTGTCTTTTTCCATTCAAGAATTAATCGGGAATACAATCCCGTTAAGAGAAGTTGTAATCATGTTCTATATTTGCAATGAGGCATTGAGTTTATTGGAAAATGCAGCGGTATTCGTACCAATTCCGGACAAGCTGAAAGATGTATTAATACAGTTAAGAGATAAAGATACAGAAGAGGATACAGAGGGCGAATAATCGCCCTCTAACATATTATATAGTGTGCGACGTCGCACAGAAAGGAGCAATCATGGCACATTTATTTTTAATAGCCGGTCACGGAGCCGGTGACAGTGGAGCAGTGGGATACGGCTATACAGAGGCAGAGAGAGTTCGGGCACTTGCAAGACGAATCGTAGCGCTTGGAGGAAGCAATGTTACTCTGGGAGACATGAGTCGGAACTGGTACGCCGACAAAGGCATCAGCTCGCTAAATATTCCAAAAAGCTATCAGATTCTGGAATTGCATATGGACAGCGGAGTATCAACAGCAAAAGGCGGGCACGTAATCATTAAAGAAGGATATAATCCGGATGCATATGATACAGCACTCGCCAACTTCATCGTAACATTCTTCCCTGGCAGAGCAAACAAGGTTGTAGGCAGGGCGCATCTTGCCAATGTTAATCGTGCAGCTGCTAAAGGCTACAGCTATCGGTTACTGGAGAATGGTTTCATTTCCAACAAAACAGATCTTACGAAATTCAACAACCAGATCGATGACCTGGCAAGAGGAATCCTTAAAGCTTTCGGCATTACGTCTGCAGCACCGGTAGCACCAGTTAAGAAGAAAGCAGAACCGATCGACGGAGAAATCAAGGCTGGTGGGGTATTCCAGAACAAGACTGATAAGTTCGGCACAATCTCATACCAGGCTCACATGAGAGGCTTTGGATGGGGTAACTGGCAGTCTGATGGCTTAATGGTTGGTTCTACCGGTCAGAATCGTAGAATTGAAGCGCTTCATATTAAGCCAGACGGAGAGACTGACGTTGTCGTTCACATGAAAGGAACCGGTAATAAAGAATACAAGAACATCAAGAAGGACACACTGATCGGAACCACCGGGCAGAACAGAAGACTGGAAGCTATCCGGATCACTGGAAAGGAATCGTTCTATCTGTACAGAGTCCACCAGAAGAGCATTGGCTGGTCAGAATGGGCCAATAACGGAGAATGGGCAGGTACGATCGGAAAAGGTCTGCAGATGGAAGCACTGCAGATCAAAAAATCCATGTTCTCTGTCGAACTGCACGTACAGAGCAAAGGATGGCTGTCGCCAAGAGCCGCTGAGAATGTGATCGGTATCACTGGTCATGCATTACGTCTGGAGGCAATCCGGATCAACCCATACGGAAAGACCATTAAGGCAAAGGCTCACATCCAGAGCAAAGGCTGGGTGGATTACGGCACGATCACCAAAGATACGATCATCGGAACCGTAGGCGAAAAGAAACGTATCGAATGCTTATGTTTCGAAGGCGACTTTGAATACCGTGTTCATATCCAGAGTTCCGGATGGACAGATTGGACAAAGGCAGACGGAGTAGCAACTCTTGGAACTGTAGGACAGGAACTTAGAATCGAGGCTATTCAGTTCAGATAATATGTCTTGTACTAACTAGCTAACTCCAAAACCAGTCACGAGAGAAAGGTCGATTCCTTCGTTGGCAAAATATCCCTTTTCGATTGCCACATACATCGGAGCATAGAAGATGGAGTGTGCTACTTCATTTAATGTAACAGGAGTCAGTTCCTGTTTTTTAGTACTTGTGGATTTTGAAGTTTTTGCTGTTTTGTCTGATGCGGATTCCGATTTGTCAGCAGATGTACATGCAAAAAGTGAAGTGACAGATAGTGTAAGGAGTAAAAGAAGTGCAGTGATACGCTTTTTCATAAGATCCTCCCAGTGAAATATATTCTATGGTTTATAGTATATTCGGAAAGAAGAAAACGGTGATGGAAAATCGAGAAAATATATCAATAGACAGGATTATTTCCCGCTATCGTAGAACCGGTAGCGAGAGAATTTACAGAGAAGTTTGTAAGTGTGCAGGAGAGATTCCATGCGACAGACCCGGATAAGCAGGCAAAACAGTTAGATGATTTCGCACAGCAGGGTATGGAGATGTTTGTGGAATATATGTATGAGCATTTCGAAGAGTTCAAACTTCTGGTAAATGGTTCCTATGGGACGAAATTCCAGAACTTTGTAGAACATCTGGTGGATATCGAGACAGAATATACATATAAGTTCATGGAAGCGACCGGACTTCATTTTAAAGGAGGAAAGCCGGTTACGAAAAACTTCATGCACATTATGAATAAGGCATTATTTGAAAGCTTTTTCGAAGTGGTAAGGCACGATATGTCCAAAGAAGAGGCTGAAGAATATGTGGTCATGCTGGAAAAATATCACAGCGCCGGATGGGACATTATATACAAAGAAGGCTGTGAATCATAGGTGTATCATTGAGCATCAAAGGATGAGATCCTGTCACATGAAGTGCAGGATGGTACAACAATGATGGATAATCAGGGATATGATATTGCATTCCAGAATGTCGGATTTTCTTATAATATAGGAGATGCGGTATTAAAAGATGTCACATTTACGGCAAAACAGGGCGAAGTTACCGCACTGATCGGTCCATCCTTCCGGATGAAGCAACGGCGTCTCTGGATGTAGATAACGAGACGATGATACAGGAATCCCTGTCACGACTGATTAAGAATAAGACGGTCATTATCATTGCACACAGAATGAGAACAGTCGCAGATGCGGATAAGATTGTGGTATTGAAAGACGGTGTAGTTGCGGAAAGTGGTACGCCAGAAGAATTGAAGAAGAAAGACGGCATCTATGCGAATATGATGAAGACACAGCTAATGGCAGCAGACTGGAGCCTGTAGATAGCAGAAAGACCAGTGGGGACAGAAAAAAAGCTACTTTTTCACGTCTCCACTGGTCTTTTTTGTTTTATTTTCTATGAATTAGTGGTAAAATATTGAAGTATTAACGAAAAAATGAGAGGAAAAAAGAGT